ATTACACCTACGCAATTCCTCGTTTGCGTACATGCAAGTTCGATATATTACACAAACCTATATGGAGCATCAAAGTTGTGACTGATTAACACCAAGACACAGTGGCTTATGTAGCTCAGTTTTGTAATACCTGCACTAGATACGGAAACACATCAAGGTCGACTCCTCCACGTAATGAAGGATTCGGTGGCCTGTGTAGTGCGAGTCAAACATATAAATAGTTAACCATTACTGAGCACATCAGGGTTGCTCTCTCCATAAATGAGGAGAACAGTGGCCCATGTAGTGCTTATGACGTAATACAAACATTAATATATATTTATGTCCCACCAGAGGTTATTCAACTTTAATATGGGGATGTAAGAGGTGTGGAATTCAAGGTAAGTCGACTTTCGTGGTAGTGATTCCACGGCTGGGCACAAAATAACCCATTAGACCATCTTTACTAAACACACTTAACACCAGAGCCGCAGCCCTTACTTATACCATATTCATTGAACAACATGTAGAGACTACTTTCGTAACCCTGTTCCCTGAGTGATCACATCCGAACGCCGAGGAGATTATGCATCTCCTTGCTAGCATCGGACGCCACGTGTCGCTCTGTATCTTCTTCACTTGTGCTAACATTCCCATCCAAACCAAACATCTTATTCTTGACGTTTTGTAGTGCTGCAGCTTTCATTTGCATGTGTGCCTCTCTTGCCCTATTGGGCATTTTTGGGGTCACTTCATAGAAATCGAAAGCGTAACGAGCTAAACTACGGTCGGTGAGATTTCGCTGGAGTCCATAACGCGGCATATAATACTGCTTACTGTTTCTCATCTCAATATATGCCTCCGCTGCATTACTGAAATGTGCCATGATTTGGCGCAAAGTTGGACTGGCGTGATCCAACAATGGTTTTATTGGGTATTCGATTTGTTCTTCGCCGTCCATCATAACCCAAGTGCCGCTTATGTTCGGTGATGTACCATTTTCAATACACCACACCATCAACCCATTTAATAAAATGCCCATCTTTTCATCATCAACATCATAATCGTTCTTAACTCCGTCATACCAAGCCTTAAATTGTGCTTGTGTGCTGCGGGTGTTAAATAAATCGACTTGCTCTGGTTGGTACTCTAACAAATGATCTAAATTTAAGACCACTTTTCCACCAACTTTGGGTAATTTCATTTTGGGTGTGATACTTTTGAACCTGGGGACGACAAACTTTCCTTTCGTCCCAACGTTCACGTCTCGTTCTGCTGGAGCACTACCCGATGGTTGTGACACCTGCTGACTCGCATTCTCATCTTCTCTTTTCTTTTTCTCTTTTTCTTCTTGTTTTCTTCTTCTTTCTTCCTCAACTCTACCAGCATCAACTTCATCATTCCCTTGAAAATGCACTTCCGTGGCTTCTTCGTTAAATGCTGCATGTAGTGCATCAACATACATTTTGAGATCAACCTGTTCTACAGTTTTGTTCGTGTAAAGCTTCTTAAGTGCAACTTCCGAAATATACGGCGCATATCCTTCGCTCGCTAAAGCATTGTATGGTGCTTGCTCTAACACCCACGCGTAAAACTTTCTAATCTCATGTGTCAATTCTGGATAACCCCATGACTCAATCATCGCAGCACATAATGCTTCTAGCCTATGCCATGGTTCTTTTGCCCTATCCCATTCGAGTATGGATACGATTCGCTCTTGCTCCAATTTGGGGATGTACATATCATTCACCTTTATACCTTTGTGAGACATAAACCACAATTCAGACTTGTTCATATGACGGTCCGCAAAAGTATATTTGAGCCCTAGATCTGAAAAATGATTTTGTAAATGATCTAAAATTCTTTCATGGTCTGGTTTTACCGCTATTATTAGATCATCACCATTCACAAAGAACACGCAAAATTCATTCATTCTATCCAGATCGTACCCCAGCTGTTGTAGNGAATAATACATGGCGATAACGACCATCAGTGAGTTATCAACAACTGTTGAAGGTTGACCACTATTATTCCCTTTGAACTTCTTCACAATGGTACCATCTGTTGCGATTGGTGTGTACACGATCTCTGTGTACAGATTTCGAAGCATTTGTTGTCCTATTTCCCATTCTTCCATGAAGCGCATTCTAAGCTCAAGCACAGCATTAATGAGATAAGGTGATAGCGAACTATCAAATTGTGATCCGTCTGCATCACAATACAACCATCCGTCAGGTAATTTGTTGTATAGTTCATCCCATCCACCGTAAAATTTGGTCATTCCAACAGTCCAGGGAAGCTTGATATTCATGTCATAAAAGTGGTTATTAAAGTCATCCACACACAC